TTCAAGCTCTTCTTGTTCTTCGAGCCACGTGTCATATCGTTGATCTAACAAAGCTAAGATATCCGGATTGATAATCCCTTTACGCCAATCAGGATCCTCAAAGTTTGGATATTCCTGGTATATTTCACCTTCTACTGAATTGTATATTCCCATGAATCCCATACCTTCTTCATCATATGTAATATTAACATCAAATCCCAAATCAGTCAACGCTTCGAAGAAAGGAATAGGAGGTGACCATGCAGTGGAGAAACTACCAAAAGCTTCGTTGCCAATTAATTCAACAACAGCGCCAGATGAAATATCCCACTTTGTTCCCCAGTTATCTATTCTCCAGTTATACCAGTTATTGTAACCATATTTCTCAATTAATTGTTCATTGGTATCACGAGAAGGAGATGTCGTATCTTCCAACTCTTTTGGCATAGGAATGAATTCATTAAGCAATTTATTTTCTTCAACTGCTTTTACAAACCGCTCGATCATTTGCTGGTCTTCATGAACGACCGTAAACTGATTATAGCACCAATTAGGCATCTTAGAATTCCTCTTCTAAAGCGTTGTCTGTTTCTTCGTAGTCAACTTGTTCATCATACTGTGGATCGGTTTCAACCACAACAGCACCAAAGTGAAGATCACCTTTGTCTTCAAATACTGCAAACTCTGTCATGAAATCAAAAGTACGACCGTTGGGACCGCTCATATCATCACCATCCCATTCCATAATACCAATCGTACCAGAATCAACCCAATACTCATTACGATCGAAATCAAAATAACTACCATCACCCCACTTAGTTTTTAAAATTACATAAAAACGATCAGAGGGAAGTTTATGAGCCTTGCCATCGATATTGTCAATCATTGAATCCCAGATTTGATCTCCACGATAGCAAAGATCACCAATCAAATAGCGACCAGCAGGAAGAGTAACAAGAGTCATTGTTTGGCTCCTTTATAAAACTCATATACAGCACAGCATGCCAACAAAAATATACCCATCTCAAAGAAAGGAAGATATACAACAAAGATTGTTATAATGTCTTTCATACTAAGCTCCTACTGAGATCATTGCATCATCATACATTTCATACGAAAGAGCAAGTTCGTTAAGATATCGATCATACTCGGCATCTTCTTTGTCAATCTTTTGCTTAATCTTATTTGAAATGTACTCGAGTTCTTTGACAACACCATAATGAGTAAGACCATCTGATTCGCGAATAATCAGATCAATCATATCCTTGATTTCCAAAACATCGTTAAACATCTTATATCTCCATTGCCATAATATTAGTATATGGTTTTTTAATAAAAACGTCAACAGTTATTTTATCGATCCATTGCCATATCGTGATAATAATCTGCAGCATCTCCAAGATAATCCTGTAGACGATTATCAATCTCAGCTGAATTATTGCAAACCAAATTGTATGCAGTTGACCAATTCATACCAGGATTTGAATCCAACAATTCTTCGACCATCTGATCGACTATTTTAATCCATAATTCTTTCATATTTGCTTTCCTTTCTTATATTATTATAATAGGATAAACTCGATAAAAAGGCAACGATTTTATTAAAAAATCATCCCTTGAAATTACAGGGTTTTTTCTTAAAAATTTCCCTGTGTTTTCAAGGGCACTTTTTTGTTGATTTTTTAATAAAATTATGTGATATTAATAAAATAACAAGGAGAGAAAAATGACCAAACAACCTAAAAACTACACCCAATTAATCCCTTCTACCCAATCACAAACAAATTTTCTTTTAGATATTCTAGAAAACCTCCTAGATTCAGATTTCCTCACAGAATCACAAAAAAACCAACTTGACCAAATCCTAGATTCTTCTTTCAATCAAATCCTAATATTATCCAAAAAAGAATACATCCCAATTGATCCTTTTTCAGATTATTTCCTTCAAAATTGTCCTTCATTATTACAACCAAAATCTCAAATAAATTAACCAAAAAAACCTAATAATATCAAGGCAATATTTTTTAATAAAATCGTTGCCTTTTTATCCAACTTATCCTATTATAATAATATGAGCAATGGAGATAACAATGGTTGATCAACACGATCACAATCTTAAAATCACCGTCAATATTCCTGTGACTAAGGAAGTATTTGAGGCCTGGGAACAGCTTGATGGTTATCAAGATTATCTGCTAGAGGATTTTGATATTTTCATTTACGAAGCTTTGAGCAAATCTTTTTCTAGGCATCAGGTCAACAATTATATCAAGATTGCTATTCAAACTGCTCTCAATTCTATCGAGGAAGCAGATCAAGAGGCTTTATATGCAAGTTCAAACTAAGACTGGTCGTTGGGAAGGAGAGCTTGTTGCTACTCCTCGTTGGGTTGAATATGATGCAATTGCTCTTACAACTAATGAGCTTAAGTTTCGTGTTCGTATTATTCCAAAGTCTGAAATCATCTCAATAGATGGCTCTGAGGCTAAGTTTATTGCTGCTCCTGTAGAGCGTGAAATAACTGTTGCAGGATCTAAAGGCAATGTGTATACTGTCACTATTGGGACCAAATACAAAAGCTGTACCTGTCCTGCATTTCAATTCCGTAGGTCTTGTAAACATATAGCAGAGGCTGCATGAGTTTAGATCAATTTATGGTAAGTACCGTTCCTTCTGCATGGGGTAGCGAGATTGAAAAAGAGCGACATCTTCGTATCAAACTATCTGTTGCAGCCTATGCTTACGAAGTGCATTCTGATTCTATTATGCCTGATCATCAATTTGATAGTATGGCTCTACTCGTAAACCAACAATTGGCTACTGGCAACCAAAAATTAGATAAGTTTTTTGTTGAGGAATTTAGTCCTTATACAGGACAATGGATCCACAAGCATCCTGATAAGCCAGGATTAGAGAAGCTTTATCAGAAGTTTTATGCTAAACCACGAAAGAAACGTAAATGACTATTCTCAATGAGTGTTCGTTTTTGAAGCCAGAAGGCATTCGCCAGATCGAACAAAAGTATAATGCAACGTATGTATTCGAATGTTGCCTTAGAGCAAAAGATGGAGGATGGGCTAACTTTCCTGCTGCAATTTTCTATACAGAACAAGCTCATCCACAAGGTTCAAACTATTTTGGTTTGTATCTTGATGAGAACAACGTGCCAATGATTACTAATGGAATCTCTGCTACAGAAAAACCAATTGTTGGTGTAAGAGCAGATAACGGTGATATTATCTATTCACGATATCGTCATGACTACCGTGTTAGTCCAGACAAAACAGTATGGATAGATGGAGGCCGAGATTATTTGAGAACAGGTCTTTCTGAGAAAACAAATCTTGTCAATTTAAAGGTCGTAGGTGACCATTTGGAGGTAGTAAAGCTATGAATGATGATTATAGAGTAACATATAGATTCTATATGGATATGGTCAATAGTGGTCTGGAAAATTATCCAGATACAACTATTGAGATGTCGTTTAACGGAACAGATTTGACACTTGATACAATCGTAAGTTATTTTGAGAATTTTCTCATATCATCAGGATACGTTTTTGATCAACTTGAGGTAGTAAATCATGATCAGTAATTTAATTAAAACAACTATCGCTTTTTTTGTCTATATGGCAGTAATTAGCGTTATCAACCCTTTGGCTACTTTGATTACAGGAGCTGTTGCTGGTAATCAATTTGATAATAGTGCAGCTTCTTATCTAACAACGAGCTTTGTGTTTACAATGAATAATACAGTATATTTCTTGGCAACATTTGGATTCCTTATGTCATTGTTTGTTATCTGGAAGAAAAAGCTTGAAGAGTTTATTGCAGCATCTACAGCATTACTATTGCTTGTTATGATTGCACATCCTCAACAGGCATTTGCATATGCTGATACTGTTGATAAGACAGAAGCATATACCATCCTTCCTAATGAATCAGCATTTTGGATTCCAGATGTTGGTGCAAACAAAGATACTCAAGCCAAGTTTGATTCTGAATCATATTTGAGTGATAATAAGATTGCTGCAAAGCGTTTTATTGTTCCTCATGCTAAGTTGAGTAATTCAGGCGGCTTTTTGAATTGGGACTTTTATGTACCTACAGGTCGTTTGATTATTGTTGATCGTACCCCCTACTCTCGTGAATGGGTAAAGTCTGCTAATCGTGGAACTGCTTCTTCAGATCAATCATTTCCTTGTCAATCAAAGGAAGGTTTGAATATTACAGCAGGTGTTTCTATTGGCGCATCTGTATCAGAAGTTGATGCGGCTAAGTTTCTTTACCGCTTTGGTGTAGTTCCACAACAAGGTAATCGTAATGATCCACAAGTAATCTTTACATCTGTTTATTATGGGCGTTCATTGGCTAATGTTATGGATGATGTAGGCCGTAAGAAGGTTCAGACACTTGTTTGTGCTGAAATCGGCAAACGTACATTTGATCAGGCTAATGAAGATATGGTACCTATGATGGAAAGTATTCAAAAGAGCGTAAAAGAATACTTTGCTTCTGTTGGTATTACTCTAGACTTTATTGGATGGGCAGATACGTTTGAGTTTGATCAATCAGTTCAGAAAGCTGTTAACGATCGTTATATTGCTACTAAGCTTGCTTCTGCACTTCCTATTCTTCAAGCAGTTGCTGGTCTTCGAGTTCAAGAAGGTCTCGGTAGTGGTTTGGATAAGCATGGATTGCCTATCGTAGTGACACCTCAGATGTTAGAAACTCTTTCTAATCTAGCACCTAAAGCGGAGGTTAAACAATGAATAGACGAAGTTTGTTTGGAGCAATTGCACTATCGCCTTTAATGGCGGTAGCTGCTTTTGCTAAAGAAGAAGTGACTGGTACACCATTGAATAACTCGGTAAACCTAACACTTCATGGTGCAAAGAAACCAGATGGTGAGATGATGAGACTTAGTAATGGACCTATTATGTTTAATACAATGCCTCAGTACGATCCTGATAAGCAAGTATCAATGGCAGTAGGAGAAGATGGTAATCTTTGGTTGAAACGTAAAGATGGCAATTGGAAAAGGATTATAACAGAATGAGTGATGATTTTGAAGTTCCTAAACAAACACCTGAAAGTATTGCTCGTCGAGAGGAAAATGATCGTATTTGGAATCGCCAATGGGCTTTAGATAAGTCTGTAGAGTGGTGTAAGCATATTAATGAACTTGTATCCAATACTAACAATAAAGTTGATGGTAATATTATGACAAGCTCAGATGTACATACCATTGCTGATGGGTTTTATGCTTGGCTTTATAAGGAAACAAAATAATGACAGTAGAAGAATACGTAGAAGGTTTAAAGGAACTCCTACCAGCTCACTTTATTGAAGCTATTAAGGATTGTAGTGTCTCAGACCAGAAATTACTTTGGCTGTATCTGAGCTTCCTACTCCATTTAAAAATATAGACATTGCAGGTCATAAGTTAGAATATTAGGTAAAAGAAAAGGGCGCCGAAGCGCCCTTTTTTAGTATGAACAGGTTGTCCCTGCTTCTTTTATACATTATTTATACCTTTACGTTTTTGATGAGCTTGTTTAAGCTTTTCTTTTTGATTAGCTGTCCATATAGGGTCAGCCCATCTTTCTTTTAGTAATTTAGAATTAAGTTTATCTTGATCTTCTCTTGTCATTATAGTTTTAGGAACTGCTCTTGGTCTATTAAACTCTCCTGAAGCCCATTTTGCCTTCAATGTTTCTGTGGTTTTTCTTTTGGATTCCTCGGACCTTGGTTTACCTTTTCTCGTTTCACTCAATTTTTGTTTGTGTTCTTCAGAAAAATTAATTCCTTTTTTAGCATTTGAAATATTCAATGCTCTTTCTGGCGTACATGGTCCAGTAGACTTACCAAGTTTTTTAGCTGATATCTTTTGTCCTATAGATGGAACTTTATCAGGATATTGATGCCATAAATCTTTTGATGAAAGACATAAATTATAATATCTTTTTTTAATTTCTTCAGGTTTAATCATATCTAGATATTTTTGTTCTTCTATGTAAATATCAGATCTTTTTAAAATATTATTTTTTAGTATGCGTCTTTTAAAATCCAATGGTCGTCTATTATATGCATCTCTCATCCAGTTAGAAGAACATATATAACCATCATCTGTTCTTCCCCAATGACATCCTATATAAAATCTTTTATGTTTTTTATCATACCACAAATATACAAACCCACATTTTTCTTTATTCATAAAAAAATACTCCCAAAGTTTCCTCTGGGAGTATTTAGCTTTTTACACTGATAGTGTAGTGACTCACATGATGTTGTTAACAATAACTCTACGATAGTAGCTATTAGTGTTAGTAAGTAGTTGACCAAAGTTTGAAGTTTGTGGATTGCCTTGATAAGACTGTGCGAATGGATTTGCAACCATTCCGTAACGAGTCTTAAATCCAATCTTTGGTTGGAAGTCTGACTGACCAACTGCACGAACCATTTGTAGTGGAACGTATGGGCAGTAGAAGATACCAGCATCGAATGCATTTGAACCCTTATAACCTACAGTCATATAGTTACCTGTAGTATATGGATCTACGTATACTCTAAAGCGACCATTTAGAACACCTGCGAAAGTGTTACCAGTGTCGTCAACTGCTAGATTGTTTGAAGCAAGAGCAGGAGTATAGTCAAGAACGCCAGCCATCTGAAGAGCAGATGCTACATCTGATGAACAGATGATGACGTTACCCTTGCCACGACGTGTGTCTTTTGCAATCTTGTTAGCTTCTCTTTCAAGCTGGAACATAAGACCCTTGAACTTTTCAACTGACCAACGACCGTTTGAGTCTGTGTCAAGATCGAAGACACCAGCTGTAACAGTTCCATCTGTAGCACCTTGACGAGCAGTGATGTTAATAGTACGGATAACTTCACGGTTAATTTCAGCAAGAATTTCTGACTGAAGGATGTTAGCCAATTCTGTTTCAGCATCAAGACCATGAACTGCCTTTAGATCTTGTGCAAGTTCAATAGTGTATTCTGCCTTTAGAGCACGTGATACAGCTGTAACTGAAACCTTGTCAATTGAGAAGGCCATTTCTGGGAATGTTGAAGTTGAACCAAAACCTTCAACAGTTGATGTAGTAGCACCAGTCTGGAAGTTATAGGCTGAAACACCAAGAGTATTGTCAGGTGTTGTACCTACGTTGTTACCACCAAATGTAGTGTTAGCACCAACTCCAAATACGCCAGTGCCATTGAAGCCAGCTGACATACCTGTGTTAACTTCATCATAGAATGTTTCACCATTCTTGTTAGTTGAGTTAGCATATTGTGAGCGCATTGCAAAGATCAAGCCAGTTGGGCCTGTCATTGGCTGAACGCCGCAAACGTCATATGCAATTAGGTTAGGCATTGCACGACGGATAAGTGAGATAAGGATTGGATCGTAACCAGCAACACCAGCACCACCCTGACCTGAATAACCACCAGTACCAACTGCGTTGATGCCAGTTTCAAAAAGGTTAGTCATACCTTGAGAAGCACGATCTTCCTTAATTGACTTCTCAGTATTCTCGAGAAGTGTAGCAATTACGTTACGCTTATGAGCGTCTGCAATTCTTGGAAGATCAGCATGTTCCAATACTGGCTTCCACTTTGCAACTAATTCTTCGTTAAAACCTTGCATTTGTGTGTCTCCTTTAGAGGGTTATTATAATATTTTATTTAGTTAAAATTACTTTTTAAGAGATTTAGAAATAGAAGAAACATATACTTGCATATCTGGATCAATTGAGGCTACCTTTTCTGGTTCCTCCACGCTTTCGCTAAGAAGTTGATCCTTTGCAACCTTTACTTCATTAGTCATTGACTTAGTGAAGTATGTTTCTTTTATAATGGAAACCTTCTTGCGAAATTCTTCAACATCAGAATAGTCTACAGCTTCTGAAAGCTTCAAGAACTTATCCTTCTGAGTGTCTGTCATTCCTTCTGACATTTCATTCTTAACTTCTTCGATTGCATTTTCAATTACAGTCTTAGAAAGTTCGATGTTCTTTTCAGTTGTTTCATTTAGACGTGCCTTAACTTCTTCAAGTTCAGCAGCCATTGCTTCAACAACATCTACTTGGTCTTCTGGAATATTAACATAATGTTCTGTGAAAACATCCTTTAGGCTTGCCATGAATGACTCTGCCATTTGTGTACGAATGTTGTTCTCAATAGCAAGTTTGTTTTCACTAATCCATTCTGCAACTGCATAGTTGAGATAGTTGTCTACGTTCTCAACCATTTCGTCCTTAATTTCTGTAATAGCTTCTTCTAAAGAAGTATTAAATTCTTCTTCAAGCTGTGCTTGACGTGTTTCAAAATCTTCTTGAATCTTTGAGATTTCAAGATTTGCTCTTGTTGAAACTGCTGCTTCAAAAAGAGTGCTTACCTTGAACTTGAAATCTTCTGTAAGATCTTCTGAGTCTCCAAATAGGAGAGCAAGGTCAGCTTCTACAGATTCTTTTGCAAGCATTGTAGGATGCATTGGAGCACTTGGCTCTTTTTGCATTTCATCTTTATGCTTACCTGATGATTTAATTGATGCTTTGTTCTTTTCTGATTGATCGCCAGTTGCATTAGCAGCTGCTTCTACAGAATCAAATCTTTCTGCAGGAGTAGAAGATGCTGGGTTGTATTCAGCTGAACCAATGCTTGCAACGAAAGAAGCAAGGTCTTCTTTGCTTGCCTTCATAGCATAGTCAACCATCTTTGCCATGAGATCGGTACGTGAAATACCTGTTGGCTTCATAGCAATTGAGGCCATGTTAGAAGCAGCATCTGCTTCGTTAACCTCTACTTGATTTGTTTCGTTACTCATTAGAATCTCCTTAAGTTATATGAATTATTTATGTAAATTATAGTTTTGAAAGAAAATGTTTAAATACTCTGATTTTGGCTTCCGCTAGTTCAGCTTTTGAGGCCTTTTTAATTTCTTCTTTGTGAGCTTCTACAACTTTTTGCTTAATAATACCATTGTCCCAAACCCACTCTACGCCTTCCATAACACCATTTACATAGGCATCAGGAGCGGAAGGATCTGCAACGATATCTGCTGCAGTAGCTAGATAGAAATCATCTTGTACTTCTTGAATTCCATTTACTTCTTTCAAAGAACCCATGCCTCTTGATGAAACACCAAGTGTTGCACCTTCTGCCATAAGATTGCTCACGATATTTCCGTAAGGAGTATCCATAATCTTAGCTTTACCAATGAAGTTGCTACCTTCTCTGTGTAATGACTTAATCATCATGCAAACACGTTCAAGGTTAATAGAAGGTCCAGAAGGATGTCCTAGTTCACCATATGCACGGTTTTTATCAATAGACTCTGTACGATATCTATTGACTTCTTTTTCCAAAACATCAGCTCTGTACATTCTTCCGTTTCTATTTTGGATGTCACCTTGCAAAAAGATACCTTCAATGTAAAGGTTCTTCTTACCATTGGCACCTTCTTCGGTAATGTACTTTACTTCTTCTGTTACTTCTGTAATTAACTTCATTAACTTATAGCCCTTGCTTATGTGCAAACTCTAATAAACTATCCAATCCATCTTGTGTTTCAATCATTTCTTCAAAGATTTTTTGGTTAGTTTCAGATAAATTCTCGTATAATTTATTTAGTAAAATTTCTTCTGCCATTATTTGTTCATTAATTTCGTATGATTCTTTCTTCATAGAACCCAATGAAATTTTAGGAGCAGCCTTAGGAGCTGGTTTTCCAGCAACAGCATTTTTTGCTCTTTCTGGTGATGCATCTAGTTCTTTTTCAAATGTTTCTTTTTCAGCTGGCTTCATCTTTACATGCATATCAAGAGCTTTTCTGTAATGCTCTTTTGGAAACTCATGTGATGACTTATCTGCATGTTCAATTTTCTTGCCAGGAATACGTTCTGCTTTTCTGTACTGAACAATAATGTGCTCACGATCGCCTTCGCTTTCTTCACCAGATGCTTTAGGACGACCACGCTTTGCTTCTTCCAATTCGTATTCCTCTGCCTTCATTTTGGCAAGGTGTTGCTTGTACTTTGGGTCATCCTTGTAAGATGCTTCCATTTCCTTTTTAGACATACCAACTCTCATTGGAGTCTTGATAGAGTCTTTATGTGACATTTTGCGAAGATTCTTTTCTCTTGTTGATCTAGCAAAATTGTATCTTGCTTCTTCAATAGCTTCTTTAATTGTTTTTAAAATGTCTGACATATTACTCCCCTAAACCTTTTAATATAGATTCTAATGTTTTAATTTCGTTTTCAGAAAAAACTGGTTTGTCTTTGTTCAATTGACTTACGAAAGGAGATTTAGGTCCTTTCATTTTCATATGAGTAGAATAAGTCTTCATTACAGGATGTCTAAGGCTTTTTACATAGGCAGCCTTTGTTGAATTTTTTACTAAATTTAATCTTGTTTTAAAATTAGTAGGCTCATCAGCTTCTGTAATAATATTGTTATCTACAATTGTTTGTTCTGCTGACACAGCTTTAATTATTCTATTTTTGTTAGCTCTTTGTTTAAGAGAACCAGATGAAACAGGTTTTTTCTGATTGTCTTTTTTGTCAGCTTTTTTTATACTATTAATAGCATTTTTTGCTTTGCTGTATAACCCAGCAGAAGCATAATTAGCTACGTTCTTTTTTGCATTAGACACAGTTTTTTTAACAGTGTTGGAAGCTATATTTTTTATAGCTCCAACAATACCTTCTGTTACAACTGAGTTAACGTCTTTGTTCATTTCTTTTTTGCTGCCATTTTAGCTGCCATAATTTTGTCAGCTTGTGTGATTTTATCTTTTGGAGGAGCAATAGCTGCAAACTTCTTTAGCTCTTCTGGTGACATCTTCTCTTCAATTTTTTTACCAGCACGAAGAGCCTTGAAATCATCTGCATCAATTTTCTTTGGATCACCAGCTAATGCAGCAATCTTCTTTTGCTTTGGAGAAAGTTCTTTTTCTTCATTGCTCATTGAATAAGGAGTCATGCTTGCCATAGAAGCCATGTTGCTCATTCCTGACATAGGAGGAACCTGATTAACTTCATCTGGCTGACCTGCATCATCTGAATAAAGCATATAGTCATGAACACCAGATACCATTTCTTTTGCAACTGCAACCTTAGATTGTACCCATGGTTCTACATGCATATTAGTTGGCATATGGTCAAGAAGATCCTGAGCCTTAATAACAATAGCCTTTAACTCTGTTCTAATCATTGATACTTCTTCTGGAGTATCATCATAGTTTTCTTCTAGTGAAAATTCTTCTTTCTTCATCATGCCGTACTTTGCTCCTAGTGCCATTTTAATACGTTCCTTAGTTGATTTACCAGCAAACTTAGGGTTATCAGAATGAACAAAATCATGAATTACATCTTTAGTAGGAGTAGAAGCACTGATCTTTTCGTTAATATCAGTTTGTTGTACTTCTTCTTTATGATGCATCTTGGCAAGAATAGCACCAGCTACTCTTTCTCCAGCTTTCTTTGAATGATAACGCTCTGCTGCCTTTTTTGCAATAGCTGCAAAACCAGGATGATCTTTTGAATGAGCTTCTTCAACATGAGCAGTTTCATAGCCATTGTCTGTTAGCTTATCGTCCATCTTAAGACCCTTGTCATAAGCTGCACGATCTTCTCCAGGCTTATATCCTGTATGAAATTTATTATCATACGGCTTTGTTGAACCAGTAAAAACATGTTCTTGATCTGTAATACCAGGAACAAGGTTCTTGTGGTTAATTGCCTTATGCATGTCCTTGAAGTTCTTTTCGCCTTGTGATTGAGGCTGTTCTACTTCATGAATGTTTTGTTTTAGATTACTCATCTGATGAATCCTCGGTTTGATCTTGATTTAAATCTGAATCGTTTGAAACTTCTTCTTCATAATGATCTTCACCATTGGAATTGCCAAACATGCTAGCAGCAACATCTGCAGTCATGCTTTGAACTGAGGCTGCTACCTTTGCAGACATAACTGCATCGATTGCAGGCTTCAAATTGACTGCATCCTTGTTCCATGCATATCCTAAAATATCTTCTACGTCACTCATTGTTTTCTCCAATTTAATTTATTTTATATTTATAATTAATTGTTATTATCTGCCTTGACCGCCACCATCAGGTACAGATCTCGTACCATTGGCTGCAGCTTTAGGTGTAGGTCCATCAGTATCATCTGGCTGTTTAACAGGAGAAACAGGAAACGCCTTGAGTGGCATTTCTTGTTCAGGGGAACTGAGAGATTGAATTTGACTTGCTTCGTTTTGAATTTCAATTTGCATTTGTTCAATCTCTTCTTGAGATTGATGAAGGACATTCTTTCTTACCCATTCCATAGAATAGTAAGTACCAATAAAAGGTTGAATTGTTTGAAGTGCTTGCAATCTTCCTTGAAGAATTTCTGCTTCTTTAAATTCTTCAAAATGACTATCTACAGCAAAATCAAAGTTGATTTGGTTTGAAAGTTCTGGCCAATCGTTTTCTGAAACAATTCCTTTAAGGATCAATTGTTTTTCAAGAGCATTAAGAAGCAATTGTTGAAATCTTCTTCTTAGACGACCAACAAATTTCGTAAATTTTACTTCATCTCGAGAAATTTCTGCTGCACGACCAAGATTGAATGTTTCTGTTGACGAATTTAGTCTTGAGATAGGAACATTAAGAGATTGGAATAACTTCTTTTGGAAATACTCTACGTCTGCCATTTCACCAAGATTTTGACCAGAAGGAAGGGTAGTAATTTCTGTACCCTTGTTACCTTCTCTTCTTGGTAACCAATAATCTTCAAGCATTGTCATATACTTGCGATCGTCTTTTAATTCACCAGTTGTTGCATCATACACAAGTCGGTTCTTGTGCTTAACCATCATATCACGAAGATATTGTTCTGCCTTTTGCTTAGGAAGGTTGCCAACATCGATATAGAAGATTCTACGTTCTGGAGCACGTGAAATACGATAGATAACAGTAGCATCTTCAAGTGTACGAAGTTGGTTTAATGGCTTGATTGCCTTTTGAATATAAGAATAAACCATTGCATTGTTCTTATCCATTAATCCAGAAGTTACATGGAGGATAGAATCTTTTGCAATCTTAATACCATTTACTGCACCTGTGTCAAATGGCAATCCGGAATTACCACCTGCAGGCATAAAATTCTTTTCATTGTATACATAATACTCTCTATGTTGAGTAGTAACTGTTATATCACCTTTTGGCTTTTTCCTTACTTCTCTTACTTTACGAATCTTACGAGGATCAATGTAACGAAGTTCTTGAATACCTGCTCTTGGGTTCTTCTCGTCAATAATTATATGATAGTACATTCTTCCATCAATGTACCATCTTTTGAAAAGCTCATATGCTTCTGTTTGAAAATTAAACAGGTCTAATACATTATGGAATTCATCGTTAATTTTTTGTTTTACAGATTCACTATACTTGACCAAGTCAAGGTTGAGTTGAACAATTTGTTCGGCATCTGTGTCAATAGCTTCATTGACAATATCATCTATTGCCTGTTCTAACTCTTGTTGTAAAGCTATTTCTCTGTATTTTGATACTAATTCTGATTCTGTGCGAGCCGTACCATCTAGATCGATGTAAGTACCATATGCTCCACCAGCGGCAACAACAACTGCGCCATCATCTTGAATCTGTGGTGTAAAAGATTCTAGCGGTTGTTCTTCTTTTCTTTTAATTTCAAAACCAAAAAACTGTGCCATAATAATTCCTTAAAGAAAAAGGGCTGCGATATAAGTATTTATCACAGCCCTGAATCTTAAGTTTTAAGCGCCACCAGCATTACCAGTGATACTATTCAATACTTCGAATGTATCATACTGGAACTGGACTTGGAACTCTTCAATTTCATCAGTTGTATTCCAAGCAAGATCAATTGCACTGATTGTTTGTGGGAAGATACCATTGAACTGATATGTTCTTAGGATCTCACCAGCCTTACCAAACTGTGTAACAGTTGCTTGAGACTTATAGAGACTTGGTTGACCACCACCAAGAGCAGTAACATTTTGCTGATAAAGTTGGATATAGTTGTTCCATTGTTCCATAGCATCTCTGACACGGAAATCTTCATCATTGATAATAGTTACTGTCCATGGATCAAATGTACGATCACCAGCAATCTTTAGCTTTCTGCCAAAGTATGGTACTTCAATCAATCCAAGCTGAGTGCTTGGGATTTGAGCTGCCTTACAAAGGAAAGGCAGCTTTAGATCAGCGACAGGATTAACAGGGTTACTGATAATTACCTGGAATAGACTAGGTCTTGCACCACCAAAGGTAAGTTGGGCGCGAATGTCATTAATATTAAAAGCCATGTTTCATTCTCCCCTTAGAACTTGCCAACGATTTCATCAAACTCTACACCGGTGCGAACTGCAACGAAGTTAAGTTGAATGAAGTTAATGGAACGTGCAGGCTTGATATAGATATCTCCTCTGAACTGATTAGCATCTATAACTTGTGGAGTATTGTTTGTTTCGTCACAAACTACTCTGAAATCATAAATGCCACGACGACCTTGAATGTCACGTAGATATGGTTCTACAAGATTGCGGAACGATGCTCTTGTAAATTCATCGTTAAATTCAAACAATGAAGATTGAGCAGCAACAGCAATTGCTTTTTCAAGGATAATGAACAATCTACGTACATTGATACGATCGAATGCAGAAGGACTTGCAAGCAATGTCTTATCACCATAAAGAACAACACCTTGACCAGGGAAGTTTACAATTGGATCAACACCATTCTTGTAAAGTTGGTCACGATCTGCTTGATTAGGATTGTAAGCAAGCTTAATTACATTCTTGATCTGACCTCTGTTAAATCCAGCAGGAGAGAACCAAGGATCACGAGTGTTATCTGTTCTTACACATAGACCAGCAACGTCACCATTCAAAGGAACCCAACGATATTCATCGTTGTACTTGTCATATTGATACTTGTAGCCAGAATCTAGAACACCATAAGATGTTGATCTTAGAAGGTTTCTAAATGTAATAATGTTTGTCAATTCTTGACCTGGAACATTTACTACAGCTGAGTTAGGAGGTGAGATGAAAGCAACGCAATCTTTTCTTGATCCTGTAATATTATCAAGAATGTAGTTTGCAACTTGCTCACCAGATCCTCCATAAGCCTTACCTGCAAGAATCAATGAAACATCGATATCTGCAGCAGACTTAAATTGATCGTAAGCAATCATTACCTTGCTTACTGGAATAGTAGAGCTAGAATCATCATTGCCACCACCAATCAATGAATAAGTCTTGACTGTTGTAGTAGCTGCTACAGCAAGATTTGCAGTATATGCTTTTCCTACAAAGTCAGCACCATTCCATACCCATTGTGAACTATATTTTAGAATGTCTCCATAGAAGATAGATCCACCTTGTTCACCCTTGGCATCAATTGCTCTTGAAAGGAATGGCCAAGTTTCTAGGATTTGACCTGGAACTCCAGTAATACCACCATCCTGGTCAGCAATTACAATGTGTAGCTGATCTTGTAGAGTAGTGCTTAGACCCAAACTAGCTAGTCTTGAACCAACATAGTTTGATTGGCCAGGAGCACCATTTACTGAGTTAAAGTATTCCCAATATCTAGTTACTGCAACTGTAGTTGCTGTTGTATTGTTTGCTTGATATACATAATCACCCTTAAGTGATTGCTTTGAATTCAAGCCAATTTGAACAATACCAACACCAGAATCTACTACGTTTGCTACTTGTAGATATTGTGTACCAATTGTTGAGTTACCAATTAGAAGATAATCGCCAACTGTCAATTGACCAGCATAGTATGTTGCTACTGCATATGCCTGTGCTGTATTGGTTGAATTGTTTGCAACCAAATATGCAAAGTTTGAACCTAGATTTGCAGAAATTGAAACAGCTGTATTACCATAAGCATTTGCGGTTACAACAGCATTAAATGTTGAAGTATATGCATTTGCAGAAGGACATACAGAAATCTTAAGATTGTTACCTACTGTACCTGGATACTTTGCAATAAAATATGCATTTGCACTAGTTAATAATGATGCTTCTTGTGTAGTGTAATCATCAATATTTTTTACAACAATCGAAGAAGCAGAAGTACCTGATTGGTTTGCAATAGCATTGTAGTTAGAAGAACTTGCAGCTCTTGAAACATATAGCTGATTGCCGTATGCTAGGTAGTTTGCTGCAGTAAAGAAAGTTTCGAAGTTGTTGGCTGTTGGCTTACCAAAAACGCTGACTAGTTGGTCTTCTGAAGAAACAAGCGTTGCTTTTTCAACAGGACCCCAACCAAATACACCACCGATGGCGCCAGTTGTAGTAGATACAGCAGGCACAATTGTGGTTAAGTCAATTTCTGATACGTTAACACCAGGACTTAATTGAAATGGCATTGGTTTCTCCTTTTTATAATATAAATTACAATATCTTTGTACGTTTATTTATAAAAAGTCAATTTAGAAGAAACTGTTCAAACTCGTTTTCGGACAAAACCTTACCTGTGAGATCTTCTACATGCCCATCTTCTATATATCCAAACCCAACAAAGTCATTATCGTGATCTTCCATAATTTTTCTTCTGATATCTGTATTTGAGACATCTTTGAAATAATTTTGGCTAACCATCCACGCAAACATTACAAGACACATTACTAAATCGTCGTGGTATCCATCTTCTGCGTTATATGTGGTTCCGTCGACAACATAGGTGGAAAATTCGTTGATAATATCATAATCATTTAAAATAATCTTATTATCTTCAACTATTGATTTAAGATTGGAACAACCTATTCTTTTAGTCACTTTGGTTGTTTTAATGCCCATTCTTGCTTGGCCAGAATCGCTTCCAAGCACTGTTCCTTTTTTACCATTAATTTTGGTCATTACAATATTTTCATATTCCAAATCATGTTGGAGAATGTTTACAACTTGAGAACCAACATTAACTTCAACAAGAACAGCAGCTTCATTATAATAAGTAGCAACACTTTGTAATAAAGTTGGGAACATCAATTGTGATATTTCAGAATTGTTATATGTTGCAACAACTTCATAAGGAACTTCCGTACAATCAACAACAACAAAAGCTGAACTATCTAATCCCAAACCTTCACTGACATCTACTGTTATTGTATAGATGCGATCCTTGACAGGTTCCTTGTATATTCTTACACCACTTTGTACTCTATAAGGTGTGTTATAAACAAGTTTGGAAAGTACAGAAGGATGAATTAATGTGTTAGAAGAACCTAAGAATTCGCACTCAAACTCTTGTCTAAATTGATCGAGAGATGTAGTTCTAATCATTAATTCTTTCCAGGCTTCATCTCTTCCTGGAACATCAGACCAGTGAACGTCTACTCTTGCATAATCGTTGTTACCATTTACAGAATCTGTCCAAATTTTATAAAATAAATTCATACCATTTGGTGTAGAAGTAATAAGTAATTTTGATGATGCACCAGATGTGATAGTAGGGAAAACAGAAGCAAAGAAACTATCCTGTACGTTTCTGGGAACGAAAGCAAACTCATCAAGATAAACAAGATTATATGATTGACCACGAACAGCAGAAGAAGAAGTTGCAGAAGCCAAAATTTTGGAACCATTTTCTAATTCTATGTTACCTTTGTTCCACTCTACTATTCCTTGCTGTAACCATTTTGGTAGCCATTCATATGCTAGTTGTACACGAGAAAGAATTTCTCTCGCTTGTACTTGCTTATTTGCTAGAACTGCAATATTATAATTCTCATTGAAAAGAATTTTATGTAACAAGTAACCAACAACACCTGTAGTTTTACCAACCTGACGAGGCATTTTACAAACTGTAAAACGATTGTCGTCAAATGTTTTGAACATTTTTTTCTGGTATTCAAAAGGTTTAAATGATATTAAACCTTTATCAACGGATACAATTTTTACATAATTTTCACAAAAGTAATTTACATCATTAGAGCATTTAATGTATTCTTCAACTTGCTCTTTTGTATAAGATATTTTTACGTCTTTGTTTTTAAGATTTTTATTTCCAAGATATATTTCAGCCATTTGCTTTATCTTTTATCATTTTAAGAAGTTCTGCAGAGGATCCTACAAACAAGTTATTATTCGTAACATTGTTTTCTGAAGGCTTTTCAATTTTTTCTAAATCTTTTTTAGCCTTAGCTAGATTTAACAAATCTTTATTTGTTTCTGCCATAGTTTTTATTAAATTAGTAACAACTTCAAAAGCTCTTGCACTTTCAGATTGTTTTGCAATGTCAACAATGTGCTCTAATGCATCATTTCCTTTTTCGATAATATCATAAAGGTTTCTACGAGCATATTCGTAGTCATCATTCTTTTCTGCATGTATAATAGGCATAGCATCTATAATCTTACCTACTGGCTCCTTTATAGGCTCTATTCCTAATGATTTGGAAATTTTATCATTGCTCATTATGTATTAGCACCAGGTACATTACTATTAAATGTTTCTGTTGTTATAGTAATAAATCCATAATCACTAGTCTCATCAATTTGACTCAATGCTACAGACAAATCACCATCAGAAGTTGGTAATCCATCAGCTGTTAATCCAGGTCTGACAACTGTATTTACAACAGTACCATCAGCAGTATTAGCAGGATAAATGTTGACATCAACAATCTTAATAAGTTTGCTTTCTGTGACAGGACCCCAGAAATATGCTTTGATAGTAAAATTGAGATCAAATGTAAGGATTTTTCTTTGTAAGAAATCAGCTTCATATGTATCTTCGATAGTGACAGAATTTAACACAATAGGAATATCTGTAACATTGTTAAAGTCATTACCTAAAAGAGTAGCAGAAATAGTCCATTCTGGAGTAAAGTATGGTAGAATTTGTTCAATTATTCTTAAACCATCTTCCATTGTTTTAGAAAGAATTTGAAGTTTTATTCCAATATCATATGGAGCAGGACTAAAAACTTTCTTGTAAACATTCTGACCATTAATGTTTTGCTTAGAAACTGTTTTGTTTAGGGTCTGTAATTTTCTTGAAGGAGCATATTGAATAGATGTTATTTCAAATGCTAGTCTTGGCAAAGTAATAGCAACTTTTGCAGAACCTGTTGGGTTATCTGTAAGACGAGCTAGAAATTTTTCACGAGGTCCATAAGAAATAGGAACTTTGATTGTCTCTGTAATGTTACCAGAACTATCAACTTCATCAATACGAATATTGTTAAACAATGTTCCAAAAATTGCAACATATTTTTTAAATAGCGAATTGTAGAATGGATTTGAACTAATCATATCTTGTTTCCATATTCACTGAATGGATCGACTGCAGTAAAGTCAACATAATTCAATACAGAATTTGCAAAAGTTTCATTTTCATTGTTTGGAGTAGAATTAAATGTGACATCATATTCTTCTTCATACATTTCAAATCCATCTTCTGTCAACAATCTCAATCCATCTTCAGTTGTCATATCAAACGATGTAGAAGAAGTAGAATAATTGTTATATGTTGTATCAATTGCTGCAATGCCAGTATTGAATACTTCGTTTGAATATTCAAACAATTCACAATTAACATCGTAAAATTGTAGAGCACCAAATTGATAAAATACTGGTCTAATGTTTACATACTTAATTTGATACAATGCATTGTTTAGAGGAAAAAAAACTAGATCACCTTCTTGTGGTCTTGATATTCCTGCAGGAGTTCCAACATTATTGGCAAATGTATATACAGCAGAAGAAAGCGTTAATTGCTCTCTTACTTCTACACCAAAGCTAGAAAGAAATTCACCTTCACCATCAAACCCATCAACATTTTTAATATACATTGCAGTAGTATATGTATTAGAATATACTGTGTAACCCTGCTCTCTAAATGTTGTGTTTTCGTTTGTAAGGTTTCTAGGAAGATAATACAAATTTATCCCATACATTGCAATTGATTCAATTACCAATGATGCAATGAGGTTTTGTTCACCCGACGAAGAAAAATTTGTAAAATATGGGTTGACAGTCATTTATCACCCAATCATATACTGTGGTGGCTCACTGTAGCTATTGATCATTTCATCTTCTAGCTTTGCAATTTCTGCCACAGCATCGTTATATATTTTCTCACCGTTAAATTGAACACCACCAGGAAGCTGCATTCCTGTAAATTTAGTAAGGTTGGAACCCCACTGTTGTTTAATCAAAGCAGTTGCGTATCTTTGTAGCCAACGATCTTCCCATACCTTTGCAACAACATCAGGATCAAGAACTTGATATGCTTCTACAATAAGATATTGACCAGGAGTAAATTTGGTCCAATCTACGTCAACGTAAAGATTATTATCTTTTCTATTATATCTGATTGGTTGCTTACCAACCAAAAGACCTTCCAACAATTGAATCTGTTGGAAAGCCATATAATAAGGAACCATTGATTGATATGTTAATGTGTAAAGATCGTTTAATGCTACTTGATATCTAATGTTAAAAATATTATTCGTTGCAATATAATCACCAACGTCAAATATGTTTACAGCACCAATAACGTTTGAAGGAAGTGTGATGTATTGATTTGTGATATCAGAAGCAGACATTGCATGCTTATAATATATCTTCTCAGAACCATCAAAATGATATTCCCAATAGTATTTGAGAGCATCATCAATACGATCATTTACCTGATCAGTACTGACGTTAATGTCAATGACAGGATTGCCTAAACGTCTTAGACAATAAGCTGCGAAATCATCTCTTGTTGCTATTGTAGAAATTGCCATGGTTTAATATCCTTTTCAGATATTTATAAGTTTTTCCCTGGTCATATAAATTGCCTGAGAACCTGGAGGAACTACAATATGAGCTGTTTTTCCCTTTAAAATCCTAGAATATCTAAATTGTTGAAGATTAACATTATTACCATCGCTCATAATATTGGCTTCACCCTTAAGTATAAACACAATATGTTCATTACCATCGCCTTCTATAGTTTTATAGCCATTGAATAATTCTGTTTCAAAAAAATGATCATATGGTAGTGGATTAATACAAACCCACGTTGCGCCATTTTTTCCAGCTATAAGACAAGCAGGTTTATCTACAAAATATCTTAAATCAAACAAATATGAATTGTCTAGTTTGTTAACTACTTTATTGTATTTTTGTATGTGGTTGGAACTAATATTTTCCAAGCTATTGGTTTCTGTATTGAAAGAAGCTACTTCTTCATCATTATAGTAAAATACTCCATCCCCTTCTAAAAGGTAAAATAACTGAGTACATTCAAAACCTTTTTGATTGTTATAATCTTTAAGACTATCGAACCCTTTATATTCCCATTTTTCTCCACTAGTCATGTGACCTCTACAAAGAGTAAATCCTTTGCATACTTGGATAGGAGTAATAAATTTCATAGGATAACTTCCAAATTATCTGCTATTAAAATAGGATCCTCCGGGTCAGAGAATGGATCTTCCAAAATATTTAAATCATCAATATTAAATACATGTTCGGTATCGATAGAATTAATTAAACGTGTAGTTAAAGAAACATCTTCTGATAATTGACGGTGTTTCTTTTTTCTTTCTATTTCTTGAATTCCTTTTATTGCTAATTTCTTCATAAGCAATTCAAAGTTTAAATCCATGTAGTTTGTAATGTCGTGATTAGTAGTATCGGAAGTGAGCAACACACCATTATCTTCTGCTTCAAATTGCACAAGTACGTGATGAGTTCCTGTGTCGTATCCTAAAATTTTTATTTTAATTTGTTCCATAACACTTCCTTTTAACGATATTTATATTAGCCCCACGTGATAAGAACTCTTCCATTACCACCATTACCACCACCAGCTGATCCACCACCGCCGCCGCCACCTCCACCAACGTTGTAGGTCCACAATCTAGATCTATCAGCAATATTGGTATCTACCCATTGAGTATAGCCTCCTGAACCCCCGCCACCACCTGCAGTGTATGCAGTATATGCGCCACCTTTGCTTCCTGCTCCAAAACTATAGCCTGCCCCATTTCCTCCACCTCCAGGATATGCTCCTGCACCACCATTTCCATATGGAGCACCGGCACCACCACCGCCATTACCATTAGCATAACCACCACCACCATTGTTTCCATTAGTGTTATTTTCATTACCTCCCCTTGCTCCTCCTCCAGAGCCACCTCCACCATAAGAGCCTGCACCATTTCCTGGTCCACCACCAGTACCTCCATCAGCAGAAGCTATTGCTCCTCCACCCTTATATGAAAACCAAGATTGTCCACCAGTACCACCACCTCCGGCATTACCGTTTCCAGCGCCGCCACCTCCGCCGCCTGCACCCCAAACCTGAAATCTAATATAGGATTGCCAATATGGAGATTGATAATCTCTTGTGCCGGGTGTACCATCATCATGGCTTCCAGGAGCATCATAATTGGTTATATAAGAAGTGCTACTTTGAACGCTATTATATACAGAGTCTCCACTATATACAACATAACAACCATTAGTTCCAGTTGGTCCTAGTCCTACTGTAATACTAGCATTACCATTACCATCTAATTGAGCAGATCCAACATTTTGGCCTGCATAGTACCATGTGGCTGTTCCTGTAGGTGTTGCATAACCTGAAACCCTTACAACAGAAACACTCATTGTAACTGTTTGAGATTTATTTAACGATGTAGTACTTAACCCCAAGTTGACAGAAGCAGGGTTAATTTTATTAGAATTAACAACTAGACCAGATGTTGTTACACCTGAATAATTTGTTGAACCTGTGTATTGGGCAGTGATTGTATATGAACCAGCTGAGTTAAATGTATAATTTGCTGTAGCAATTCCAGAAGAAGAAGTGACAGAAGCAAATTGATTACCATTGATAAAAAATATTACAGGAGCATTTGTTGTTGAAGAAGGTGTCAATGTTGCTGTAAATGTTACTGTAGTTCCTTCATTGACGCTAGTTGAAGTAGCAGTCAATGCTATAGCAGTTTGAATCTGAGTTATCCTAACACCAACACCCGCAGATGTACTTGTGTAATATTGAGAATCACCTGAATATACTGCTGTAATTGTTCTTGAACCAACTGCAATATTTGGAGAATTTAATACAGCTGTTCCATTAGATAATGAAGCAGATCCTAATGCAGATCCTGAATCATAAAATGTAACTGTACCTGTTCCACCAGAAGGAGAAACTGTAGCCGTCAAAGCAACATAGTTACCATATGCTGTTGTTGTAGGTGAAGCAGTCAATGTAGTTGTTGTAGGAATTGTTGTAACCGTTTCTGTTAATGTACTACTTGTGCTTGCTGCATAACTTGTATCACCAGAGTAATATGCATAAAGATTGTGTGTACCAACAACCAAGTTATTTACAGTGATTGTTCCTGATGGTGATTGTGATGTACCAGAAAGATTAATAGTTCCAATTACTGCAGACCCATCATATATTGATATAGTTCCTGTTGGATTAATTACTGACGTACTTCCACTTGTCATGCTTCCCGTTATAGTAATTACAGTGCCATATTGGCCAGAAGTAGGAGAAATGTTTATAGAAGAAGTAGTAGATCTTGGTGAAACGTTAATAGCAAGTGAGTTACTTGTATTAGTTGCAAAAGTACCATCACCTGTATAAACTGCATAAATTGATCTTGCTGTGTATGAGTTTGTAGATTGGTTATAGTTAACCGAGATATCTGATGTAGTAAGAGTTGCAACACCACCTACAACAGGAACAGTAGCAAGAGCAGTCGTACCATCATAAAACACAACACTACCTGTTGCTGCAGAATTTGAAATAGTTGCAACAAGATTAACAGAAGTACCAAATTGATAAAGTAGATTTGTTGACGTAAGATTAACAGAAACAGCCGTTCCACCTAGATTATAAATCTGAGGATTAACAAGAGAGAATGTTCCTGGACCAGTAAATGTATATACGTAGTTGCCACCTGTGATTGCAAGTGTATATGTTCCTGTGACAGTAGCAGCTTGTTTAAATGACGAAGGATAAGAAATAACAACACTACCATCAGATCCATTTCCTGCAGTAGTGCTAGTAAGTGTTGCTCCTAATCCACCTGGTGCACCAGAACCAGGAAGAATAGCACGAGGAGGAGACGATGCAATAAATGATCCAAAAGTACCACTACCACCTGATTCACCAGCATTACCACCAGCATCACCGGTGTTGGTAGTTCCTCCCAAACCACCATAATAACCTGCGCCACCACCGCCACCACCACCGCCGGCGTTACCAGAACCTTTGTTTGAACCTTGTTTACCATTATAAATTGAAGTTTGTGAAGTTGCTGTAACAGAAGCATCTTTACCAGCGGAAATTAAACCGCCACCACCGCCACCACCGCCACCTGCTGCGATACCAACAAGAGTTCCGTTTAGTAGAACGATAGAAGCTGCACCACCGCCACCACCAGAACCATCATATGATGCTCCACCAGCATTACCACCTGATCCACCATTGTATGATGTCCCTGTACCAGTTAGTCCTTGTCCTCCAGCACCACCACCTCTGTTGATACCAGAAGTACCATGGACACCACCTCTTCCTGGTCCTATAATAAGAACATCAGAAGTATTAACATTGAGATTAAAGGATACTTGAGCACCTGCAGCACCGTTACCACCTCTATTAGGTGTCTCGATACTACCACCAGCACCACCAGCTCCGTTAATAGCAACAGAAATTGTAGCAGGAAAAGAAGATGAAAACCCAGCTATTAGATTATAAATTGACATGCGTTAAGTAACACCACCACCAGTAATAACAAATGTTTGAGATCCTACACACATTATAGTACAAAGACCTCTTTGAGCCAACGATCTATTTCCTGTCTGAGAAGTTCCTACAAGATACATCATGTTACCATAACTAGTATTTTCATTAATAGCTTGAGAAGAGCTGCTATTATTAAAAATAGTAATTGTATCACCAATATTAAATACGTTAGGAACAGTAGGAAGTCCTATTGGACCTAATCCACTAGAAATAAATTTTCCTGCATCTGATGCTTGTAATACATAAGATCCGTTTTGAACATTAACAGGAATGTTTCTTACGTTACCTATTCTATCACTAATAGTGTTAGAAGAAGTAAGAGGAGCATTTTGACCAAGGACAACATTTGCGTTAAAATTGCCTTGTGTATTAAATGTTACGGATGATCCTGTGTTATATGTGACAGTTCCATAATAAGATTCTGATGCATTCCAAACATGACTACCTGAGAATGTAAATGAAGCTGTTGTGTTTACAAGTTCTATAATACTTTGATTAAGATCGGTAGCATTAAGAACATCACCCTGTTGATATATTTTTCCCATAATTTAATCCTATATTATGCAAGTTTAAATGGATTGCTTGATGGACCAAGAGTAGTAGGACCACCAAATGTTCCTGCATTTGTAGGAACTTCTAATGGTGCTGCTGTTTTTGTTGCACTTGCAATAATTTTTGCTCCACATCCACACACACTTCCATCAACTGCAGTAATGTGGCCTTCTGTAAAAAAGTTTCCTGATCCAGTAAGAATAGGTGTAATTCCATGTCCAGGAATGGGGCAAGAGTGAAGATCAGTCACTCTTGCTACAAGTTTGCCTTCTGCATTTGTATATTGAGTGGTGACAGATATAATAACACCACCATGATCACTTTGGTCACCAAGTCTCGCAACAAAAGGCATAACAATTAGACTCCAAGAATTTCCTTAAATTTTTCAGTATGTTCTTGACGTTCTTCTAAACCAATAGTACCACCATTTACTTTCTTAGTAACAGCAGTAGCATTATCTTCATCTGCAAGATGATTAATGTTGTTCTTATGCCAAAACCATGCTGCAGATTCTACTGCACCATCTGGAGTTTCAAGATAAGCAACAATATCGTCGATAGCAACTTCAAGATCTTTTGCCATAGATGTATAGTTAGAACGACCTGTCAATTGTATAAGACCACGTCCTCTGAACATATATCCATCTCCAGAATCCGTGTCACCATTACCCATTCTATCTGCATAAACTACGTTAGCAATTTTTTCTGGGTTGTGTGCATATTCACTTGTATCTTTGTCTCTGAAATACTTTCCAAAAATATTAGAAAGACCTTGTTCAGAATAGTTAAGATTTTCTTCGATTACAGTGAACCCACCTGATTCGTGTGCTGTCTGAGCAAGAAAATGTGCAAGACGAAGAGGTGAATTAATTTCATATTTTTCAGACAATGTTTCTAAGCTAGAGATAATTCCTTCGACAATATCACTATCAGAATTTGGATACAAAGATTTAATTTGGTCTGCAGAAATCATTAAAAACTCCTATTAGGGTATAGTATTATTGTACATTATGAATGCAAGTTGAACTGTTGGTGGCGTATACGAATATGATTGACCAGGAAGAATGTTTACTACGTTTGCTGTTCCAGGTCCATATGTAAACGTGTTAGCAGTCGATAAAGTATGTATGTGATCTAAAGCACTTTCATATCCATGACTACCAATATCTACAACAGCACCAGTTGCTTGCTTTTGTCCTGTGGTAGGACCAAGGTGTGAATGGTTACCGTTGGCAGCCATTGTAATAGATGATATCGTCAATGTGTTAGAATTATTCAACACAACATTATGATATGTATTTGACGAATTCAAATTAGCGTATATGTAATATCCTCTTAGATCAGGAGTTCCTTTAGTACCATCACAGAAATGCCAATATGTTGGCAATTCTGTTGCACCCTGAGCAACACCTTGATAAAGAGTAGAAGCCTTACCAATCGAATAAGCAATGATAACTCCGTTTGCAATTGGAGTAGTGTTGCTTGTTGTTATATAGGCCTTCAATATCTTTGATCTCAAAGTAACAGCATTATTATATGTTACTGTATGAGAATGAACACCTGCATCAACAAGAACATATCCTAATTGATTAGACTTTGCAGAAACAGGTGTCGACTTAACTGGAATAGTATTATGGTTGTGTGTAAGAACTGTGTTTGATTGAACAATCAAAAGAAGATTGTTTGAAGCTCCAAGAAGTCCGCTTGTTGCACTTGCCATGATAGGAAGAACATAACCATTTGCAGAGACAAGGTGACTAGTGTCATTTCTTGTATAATATGGTGAAGGAAGATTGTTTCCAAATACCAAAATGTTTTTAGGAAAGAAAGTTAACTTTGTATCGTTGTATGTTGTTCCAGTAGTAGTAAGTTGTGGGTCTCTTAAAATAGGATTCACTTGAATGCTATTTAAACCGTTGAGATTGTTGTTATTATCATACTCCCCATATACTAAATTGGTCAACTGAGTTGCTAGATTATTTGCAGAATGAGTATGTGTATAATCACCATGCTGATCGATATATGTCACGTTTGGAGAAAGAGGATCGCCTGGTGAGTAACCAAATGTGTTATATACTGTTGTTCTTGGAATAGTAGAAGGATTATGAGTATGAGAATTAAATAATGTTGCACCAGTAGCAGGAAGTGAAGTTCCTGCAATTGTGCAAAGTCCTGTATTTGTTTGCCAACCTGAGTTAGCAGAAATACACATAATCAGAGGATTGTTTGTCTGTTGACTAAATGCACCTGTGTTAGTATAGAATGATGCATATGGCCAATAAATTTCTTGATACTGTCTGTAATAGTCTACGTTAAGAGAACCAGAAGCAGTATTGACAAAATCTGTATCGTTTCCATACCAAAACAATACAGCATAAAATGGTACGTATGTGTTTACTGTTGTGTTACCAAAAGGAATATAAGGACCGTCAGTTCTTATTTTTGAAAAGGTAGATAAAGGCATATTGTATCCTCAAAAATTAGAATGAACCGGCTGTTGTTGGGAATCCTTTTGCAGAGAAGAAACCATACCAAGTAGCACCAGCACTCAATGTAGTAAGAGTAATAAAATCTGTATAACCAGGAGTAGTTGAAAGAGTAGGACCTGATGGTGAATAGATTCCTTCTGATACTGGCCAAATAATAGTTTGGTTTGTCCAATCAACTGCTCTTGAACCAGAAGAATCTTGTTGAAGAGCAAGAGTAATAGAATATGATTTACCTGTTACCATTCCAGATGTACTTAATACAATACCAACAGAAGGTTGGTTAAGAACCATGGTAATAATATTACCTGTTCTAAAATCAATAGAAGGAGTTACTCCAGATGTTCCATAAGAATAAACTGTTTCACTATACCCTTGGAAATTGGGATTATAAACTGTATTGCTGTTAAAGTTTGCACCACCAGAGAATGAGTTAGTCACATATGTGTTTGCATCAAAATACAAACCATTACCATATGAGTTAACTCTTACAAAGTATAATGCTTTACCAGAATAACTCTGAGGAACGTCAGTTAAGTTAGTGAAAGGAAATGGAAGTGAAGAACCAGCTGTTCCTGGTGAACCCTGATAACCAACAGAACCAAAATATCCTGTCGATCCAACTGCACCTACAGATCCTTGGAACCCTACAGAACCTTGGAAACCTGCTGATCCTTTGAATCCTACAGAACCTTGATATCCTGTTGAACCTACAGAACCTTGATACCCTGTTGATCCAAAATATCCTGGGCCAGCAGAACCAGTATATCCAACAATACCCTGGTTACCATCAGGACCAATGTTTCCAACCGATCCTGTGTATCCAACTGATCCTTGTACACCAGTAGAACCAGTATAACCAGTTGAACCAAAATAACCTGCAGAATTTGCAAGTGGCTGACCAAGAATAGCAGTAGCCACACTATTTGTCCAGTAAGGACCATTTGATCCAATAATTAGAATCGATCCAATAGAAGAATTACCTCCTACTGAATTTGCTGTACTTAACTGGGAAACATAAATTTGCGTGGCCATTTTTACATCCAAATGAGTTGATAATAGAAACTATCTTCTATTTATCAACCTCAGAAAACCTCTTCCCATTGACGTGTCATTTCGTTCCATGTATAAAATTTACCATCGTTAGGATATGGAACAGGAGCTTCCCACTGACATGTATCTTCATTTAGTCTCCAGCTATCAAAAGCTGGTTTAGGTGGAATAAAAGCATCTCTTGAACTATCATATGTGTAACCAATACCTGCATAGTTCTTACGAAGTGGGGTACCACCATTTCTATGTTCACCAGCAAAAGTATTGTAGCTTGTTTGAATCCATGTTGAAGGATCGCCAACTGCACCAGAATTAATGAAATCCTGCTCAGCTACGATCACTTGTGTTACAATATTTTCATCATTAATTTGAGCAAAGTGTGACATCGATAACTCCTATTATTATGCCCACGTTCCAATTGAAATATTTGCACTTCCTGTGCTAATAGGGTAGATTAAGAAATAAGATCCAGCAGTTGTAGTATAAGCACCACCAGGTGCAGCAGAAAGTACATATTGTGGTATAAGTAGTCCACCGGTGCTGACTGAAATATTACCTCTAACAAATATATATTCATAAAGTGCTGCTGATGTTTTTGCACCTGTAATTGTAGTAGAAGATACTGTATTAATAGTATATGAATTGTATCCTGCAGATGTCATATTAGTTACTTGAGAAGTAGTATTATCACCTTCGCCTGCATGATATAATATATTTGTAATTGTTGTGTTTCCACCAAAAGCTATAGATAATGTATGAGACACAGTACCAGCAGATTTATTTAAAGAGTATAATCCTTCAAAATAATATGTAGTATTAGAAGATAAAGTTACTCCAATACCGTTTCCACTAATACCTGTGCCAAATATGCCTTGTGCAGTTGTTGATGTCGCATTTCCTACCCAAGGTGTTTGTAATACAAACATTTGTTGACCAGGCACAACACCTCTCTGCTGACCAACAGGAGTAGCATAAAATGCAGTTCCTGTATATTCAATTACACCAGCATTAGCAATATACAACGTATTGCCGGATGTAAACTTTAATGCAGCTGCTGTATTGCTTCCTGCTGACAATACAAGAGCATTAGCAGTAACAGTAAGAGTGTTTGACCAATAGGCCGCAGTTCCATTAGAAGTTAGTACTGAACCACTTCCTGCTGTTCCTACACTTACCTGATTTGCTGAAATCTGTTGTTTTGGCATAATATCCTATTTTATTTTTATTTATTATAAGTGTGACAATGTACCAGAAGTTGTAAACGTATGAACAGTATTAGCTCCGTTAGTAGTAATAGTGCCACCAGTAAACAATGCAGACCCTGGATAAGATATTATTAAAATACCTGAAGAACCATTTCCTGCAGAACCCGTTCCTGACCATCCACCACCACCACCGCCAGTATTAGCTGAAGCCGAAGTGCTAGGTGCTCCACCTCCTCCGTTGGATCCACCTCCATTTGTGCTTCCTGATCTTCCTGCACCAGCTCCTGCATAATAAACATTAGAACCATTTAAAATATTAGAAGGAGCTCCAATACCACCAGTAGTGCCAAAACCCGCAGCGCCTGCGCCACCCCCTCCTCCACCAGCTGAATTAGTTCCTCCATTATAACCTTCAACCGGAGAATATCCACCTAAATTACCAGTTCCCGATGAACCTAAACCTGATCCTCCTCCTGAACCACCGTTTAATCCATTTCCACCAGCACCACCGCCTCCACCACCTCCACCGGTGGTTGATAGTGTTCCTATACCAAATCCAGTAATATAAGTATTACTTCCGCTTGAACCTGCTGTAGATGCGCCTCCACCAGAACCTCCAGATCCAATTACAACAGAATAATTAGTAGTATAATATAATGCGGCATTTAATAATCTAAATCCTCCGCCTCCACCACCTCCACCGTTAGAAGCGCCACCCCCGCCGCCTCCTGCAACTAATAATATAGAAACAGAAACAGAGCCTGGCACTGCTGTATTAGCAATATTATATCTTTTTGTAGAAATATAACTTTCAGAAACGATAAATGATTTAACTGACATTAGTAAATTTCTGAACCAAATACACTAAAAGAAATGTTAGATGTACTATTGGCTTGAACAACTATATAATCATTACCCATCATAGTAACACCCATTGTTAATGCCATACTATCATATGCTTGAATAGGTGTTTCATATGCAATATAATTGTTAGATGATAAAGTTCCACTAACAGCATTAGAAACTACTGCTACTCTGAATGATCTAGCTGTCGAATCTTGATTACAAATATTAATAGTGGAAACTACTGCCTGTCTACCAGAAGCAACCTGATACACTATATTTGCTGTATTAGCAACAGGTGCTACCTGACCTAAAATTCTAAAATAAGTAGCCATTTATTACATTCCCCCTAATAAAAATCCTGCTGTAAATGTATCTGATAATACGGTTGTGCCTCCTGATGAGACACCTGATGCAGTTACACCTGCACCTGCAAATTTTCTAATTTCTACTAAATCACCATTATCTGGGTTAGTAGTAAAAGTAATTGAACTATTTGCATACGTATAATGAGTTGTTGGTATTTGTAAAACACCGTTAAGAGTTACTACTATATCTGCCGATGATGTTAATGAAGAAGGTAGTGTGAATGTATTTGCAAAACCATTTGCAGTGTATGTAGTTGTTGTTCCTGTAATAGTAGTATTTACAGATAATACTTTATTCCAAATACCAGGAGGAGACACATAGATATACGTTGCTCCTGAAACAGAGTCTGTAAATGTATTTCCGTTAGATGGTGAACTTGGAAATGATATAGCCATAGTTACTCTTTGTTTTGTTTATATTTATTAAGTGTTTAAGAATGCTGTTGTTGGTGGTGTGAAGTTTGCAGTGTATCGTGCATAACCTCTAGTTAATCTAAATTCATCAATATAACCGTTAAAGAATGCATTTGGTGAACCATTAACATATCCAATTGTATCAGTTGTGCCGGTATAGTTAGTTGATATTGTCTGGTTACCAGTTGTTGAAACAATTCCGTTTAACCATACGTTACAGTTACCTGCAGAATCTCTTGTTACTGCAACATGATACCAAACACCAGTTGTTAAAGTCACAGGTAGAGTAAAGTTAGTACCAGAAGAACCGTTAGCGTCTACACGTATAACAGTAGTAGATGCTATTCTGATATTAAGTGCACTAGTTGAATTGGTTGAGGTTCCAATAAAAGGATAAAAGTTAGGGCTAAATGAAGTACTATTTAAATAGAACCAACATTCCATAGTATAGGCTTGTGTACCCATCACTATAGAATTATTAAATGTAAGATAATCTGTACTTCCGTTAAATAAAATACTACTTCCACCAAATTTACTTTGTG